CCGCGACTACCTGAAGCGGCCAGCCGAAACACGGCTCCGGTCGTGGCACTTCACGCTGGACGACAACCCGTTCCTCGACCCCGAGTACGTGGCCTCCCTGAAGTCCACCTACGTGGGGCTGTTCTACCGGCGGAACATCCTCGGCCACTGGGTGCAGGCCGAGGGCGCCATCTACGAGGCGTTCGACGAGACCCGGCACGTCACCGCAGATGTGCCGCACATCAGCCGATGGTTGTGCGACGCCATCGACTACGGCACCACCAACCCGTACGCCGACCTGCTGATCGGCCTCGGCGTCGACCGCCGCCTGTACGTCGTCTCCGAGTACCGGTGGGACTCCCGCGCCCAGCGCCGGAAGAAGACCGACACCGAGTACAGCCAGGAGCGCCGGCGCTGGCTCGCCTCCGTGGCGCAGCCGCAGACCAACGTCCTTGGCGTGCAGCCGGAATGGACCATCGTCGACCCGTCGGCGGCCTCGTACATCGAGCAGCTGCACCGCGACGGGGTCCACGGCGTGACCCCGGCGGATAACGCCGTCCTCGACGGCATCCGTACCGTCGGCAGCCTGTTCGCAGGTGACCGGCTACGCATCCACCCCTCGGCGGTCGGGCTGCTGGAGGAGATCCCCGGCTACTCCTGGGACGACGACGCAGCCGACAAGGGCGAGGACAAACCGATCAAGGTGGACGACCACTCCTGTGACGCGCTCAGGTACGGCGTCCGTACGACCGAGGCCCTGTGGCGGCCGCACATCCCGATGCTCCTGGAGGTGGCCGCGTAATGCCTCTGCCCACTGGCAACGTCACGTGGCCGCCGTCCGACGAGCGTGTCCAGAATGCCCTCGCCGACTGGGATGCCTGGTACTCGTCCGAACCGGACCGGCTGGAGGCCCGCTACCTCAACCGCGGCTACCGGGCCGTCGACGACCGGCCGTCCCAGTACCGGGGCGGCGTCGTCGGGAAGCTGGCCCGCTGGTTCTGGGGCAACCCCACCAGCCCAGGTGAGAAGCGCGACAAGCTTCACGTTCCGCTCGCCGCCGACATCGCCCGCAACTCCTCGGAGCTGCTGTTCTCCGAGCCGCCCAAGCTCCTCGCCGCCGACGACGCATCCGACGACACCCAGACCGCCCTCGACAGCCTGATGGAGGGCGGTCTCCAGGCCACCCTCCTCGAGGCCGGCGAAGTGTGCGCGGCCCTGGGTGGGGCGTATCTGCGGGTGGTGTGGGACGACCAGGTGTCGGACCGGCCGTGGATCGACACCGTGGCGGCCGACCGGGCGGCACCCGAGTTCGCGTACGGGCGGCTCGTCGCGGTCACCTTCTGGACCGTGCTGGAGTCGGAGGACAACACCGACCGGCGCGTGTTCCGGCACCTGGAGCGGCACGAGAAGGGCCGCATCTTCCACGGCCTGTACGAGGGCTCAGCGACCACGCTGGGGGCGGCACGGCCGCTCGCCGACCACCCCGCCACCCGCGCGCTCGCCTCCATGGTGGACGCCGAGGGCGGCCTGGACACCGGCGCCCCCGACCACCTCACGGCCGCCTACGTGCCCAACGTGCGCCCCGCCAGGGCGTGGCGGCACATCCCCTCGGCCGCGTACTGGGGCCAGTCCGACTTCCAGGGCATCGAGGGCCTGATGGACGCCCTCGACGAGACCTACAGCTCGTGGATGCGGGACATCCAGAACGGCAAGGGCCGCATCGTCGCCCCCGACACCATGCTTCAGTCCCTCGGGCCCGGGCAGGGCGCCACCTTCAACGAGGATCGGCGTATCTACTCCGGGCTGAACATGCTGCAAAGGCCGGGCGACCCGAACCCGCTCACGGTCGTGCAGTTCGACATCCGTGTGACCGAGCACCGGGACACGAGCCAGGCCCTGCTGGAGCAGGCCGTACGGCAGGCCGGCTACTCCGCGAGTAACTTCGGGGAGTCGGACGGGCAGGCGGTCACGGCGACCGAGGTGAAGGCCCGCAACCGGCGCTCCCTCGGCACGGCGGGCCGGAAGTCGCTGTACTGGAAGCCGGGGGTCGGGGACATCGCGGCCGCGTATCTGGCGGTGCTGGCCGGGTTCCGGTTCCGCCGGGGGGGCCTGGACCTGGAGCGGCCGGTGGTGGAGTTCCAGGACGGCATCAGCGAGGGCCCGCAGGAGCTGGCCACCACGGCCGAGCTGCTAAACCGGGCTGAGGCTGCCTCACGGGAGACGCTCGTCCGCATGGTCCACCCGGACTGGGACGACGACCGTGTGGACGCCGAGGTTCAGGCGGTCCTCGAGGAGACGGGCAGGCTCGTGGCGGACCCGGCCCTGACCGGCGCTGAGGGTTTCCCCCCGCCGCCCGGACCGGACAACGCCCCTGGTGGCGAGGAGACCGAGCCGGAGGCGTAGCCCATGCCTGTGTCCCCCGCGATGGCCGAGGACCTCGCCGCCGCCGTGGCGATGCTGTACGAGGACGCCGAACGCTCCATCCTGGAGCGGCTCAGCAGGGCGCTCGCCGAGGGCATCGACTCACCCCTGTGGGCAGAGATCAAACTCCGCTCCATCGGGGACCTACGGCAGGCGGTGGAGGAGGTCACCGACGCGCTCCAGCAGGACGCCGATGGGGCCGTACGGCAGGCGCTGATCGAGGCGTACGGTCGCGGCCGTCAGGCTGCCGTGGCCGAGCTGGGGGCACTGGACATCGGCCGCGAGCTCCAGGCCCGCCGTGTGCTGCCGGGTGCGCCGGCGGTGGACCGTCTGGCGGCCTCGTATGCCGCGGACACGCGGCCGGTGTACGCGCGGGTCACGCGCGCGGTCGTGGACGTGTACCGGCGGATCGTGACCCGCGTGGCTTCGGGCCCGCTGCTGGGCACGGTCACCCGACGCCAGGCCAGTCAGCGGGCGCTCGACGCCTTCGCGCAGCGCGGGGTGGGCGGATTCATCGACCGGGCGGGAAAGACGTGGGAGCTCGCCGCGTACGCGGAGATGGCCGTCCGCTCCGTCACCGCCCGCGCCGCCATCGAGGGCCACATCGACGCGCTCGCCGAGATCCAGGTGGGCCTGGTCATGGTGTCCGACGCCCCGCTGGAGTGCCCACTGTGCCGGCCGTGGGAGGGCGAGATCCTCACCCTTTCCGACCGGTCCGGCCCGCACACCCTGCGTATGGAAGACCTGGACCCGCCGGAGCAGCCCCGCCGCGGTCTGCTCCGGCGTCGCGGTTCGGCGCCAACGGTGGCCGTCCACGTCGCCGGGAGCCTGGTGGAGGCGCGCGCGGCCGGCCTGTTCCATCCGAACTGCCGCCACAGCCTCAGCGCGTACCTGCCGGGGGTGACGACCCGGCCGCCGCATCACGCGACGCCGGGCACGTCGTACGAGGACACGCAGCGGCAGCGGGAGATCGAGCGTCACATTCGGGCGTGGAAGCGCCGGCAGGTGGCCGCGATGGACGACGCCGCGCGGCAGCGTGCGGGCGCGTACGTCCGTAAGTGGCAGAAGGCGGCCCGCGAGCATGTGGTCGCGCATTCGGATCTGCGCCGCAAACCGCAGCGCGAGCAGATCGGCGCCGCTCGGTAGGCGAAGGCGAAGGAGGACGTTGTGGCCAGCGCGTTCGTTTCAAAGCTTGCCGCGGCAGGCGCTCAGGACCCGGAAGCGCTCGCCGCATGGATCGGGCGGAAGAAGCACGGCAAGGGCGCCTTCGCGAAGCTGGCCGCCAGCGGCAGGAAGAGCAAAAGCCGGAGCGCCACCGAGTCATCTGCGACGCGCTCCGCTGGCGCCCAGGGCGGCACGTCGCAGGCTGACGCGGCGAAGCCCGCAGCCGCCTTGTCGCAAGGGGAGAGGCTGGCCCGGATCAACGCGGCGCCAGGCGCCCCGGCCCGCCCGGTCACAACCCCTGAAGAGCGGTCCCTTATCTCCGCCTATGAGCAGCGGCTGACAAGGGATACCCCGACCTTCCGCCGGGCGCAGCGCGCCGGTTGGGGGGATGAGGAAGCGCAGACAGACCGAGTCGGAGTGCTGCGCGCGCGTGCCTTCAAGAAGGCGGAGGCGGAGCGCCGGCGGATGTTCGGCAATTCGTCGTTCCTGTAGCCCGATGGGGGCCGCGCTGCGGTCTCTGCTTATCGGCCCGCCTGGCGCGGGCCCATCCTTCGATGCCCCTGGAGGGCACCATGCACAAGAACACCCTCGCCCGTGTGCGCCTGGACGGCGCCGGATGGGCACACCCCTACGGCTTTGGCCCTTTCGGCCCCGTGTATGCCGACGGAGGGGACGGAGACGGCTCCGGATCCGGCGGCGGACAGCCCGGTAACGAAGGCGCGCCCGGAGCAGACACAGGCGGTACCGGTCAGGGCGGCCAGCCCGTTGTGAGCCCCTGGGAGGGGTTCCAGTGGGACGGCAAGGTCGACTCTCTCCCGGACCCGGTGGCGAAGGTCATCCGGGACGCGCGGGAAGAGGCTGGCAAGGCCCGCACCGTGGCCAAGGAGAACGCGGCCAACGAAGCCCGCCAGGAGCTCCTCGGCACGATCAGTTCCGCGCTGGGGCTGGAGGGCGACAAGCCAGCCACCCCGGAGGAGCTGACCCGCCAGCTCACGCAGTCGCAGACGGCGCTCACTTCTGCGCAGGAGCAGGCCGCGTCGGCGGCGATCGAGCTGCACGTGTACAGGACGGCGGCGCGGCTGGGCGCTGACGCCGACCGACTGCTCGATTCCCGCGCTTTCTGCGAGTCCATCGACAGCCTCGACCCGTCCGACCCGGAGGCGTTCAACACGGCCGTAGAACAGGCGGTGCAAGCGGCCATGGGCCGTGACCCGGGCCTGCGCGGCCGGGGAGCCGGGCGCTCAGGCCCGGGT